AGGTTGTTCTTGAGCAGCCGGAGGGCCTCTTTGACGATGATATCGTCCGTCAGAATCCGGTTGCCTTTTTCGCCTTGAACGCTCATGGCTCAGTTCTCCAATGGGGTATCCGTTACCAGAAGCCCCCGCCCCGTCGCTGCTCCTTCTCATTCATGTGCTTCTCGTACTCGTCGAACGACATGTTCTGAGGCGAGGTGGTGGTGCTGTCGGTCCCTCGCACGGGCTCGATGGGGTCGGGTGCCTGGGTTGTCTTCTTGCCGGGCTGTTGCGGCTTGGCGGCCAGCATGGCCTCCAGCTTGCCGATCTCCTTGGCCTGGGCCACCGGAGAGAGGGCAGCGATGCGGCTTGCCTCGTCCTTGTGCTTTCCAAGGTGGTAGGCAATGCCACCGGGGTCGTCGGCGTCGGCCATGGCCTTCACCATGTCGCGGGTGATCTGCAAGTCCTGCTGGCCGATCACCTCGTCGAAGTCCTCGTAGGCGCTGCGGGAGTCGCTGAACGCCTCCTGCACGTCCTCGAGGGCCTCGCGGTAGTCCGGGTCATCTTCGGCGGCTGGGGTGTCGTCACCCGCGGCCTGGTCGTCCTGCTTGCCCTTGTCCTGCTTGGGGCTCTGGCGGTCGGCAGGCGCCTTGCCGGCCTTCCAGTCCGTGAGGGCGTCCAGGTACTCGTCATAGTCGTCGAAGTTGGCCGGGTCGGGCTCCTCGCCCGGGGTCGCGGCGGCCTCGGTCTGCTTGCCCTTGCCCCCCTGCAGCTGACGCTCGAGCTCCTGGGCTCGGCGTTCGGCCTCGGCGGCACGCTTGGTCAAGCGGTCGATGCGCTTCTGGTAGCGCCGGCCCTTGGGCTTGCGCTCCTCGCTGGCATCAGCAGCGGGCTTCTTGTCGGCGTCGTCCTTGCCTGCCTCCTTGCCGGTCTCGTCGCCGTCCTGGGCGGTGTCCTGCTCCTGGGCGCTGGCCGATTCCTCGCCCTGGGGTTCCTGCGCCTGAGCGTTGTCGCCGGTCGACTCGGCGTCATCGTCAGGTACAACGGCCTCGGAAGTGACAGCCTCGAAGGCGTCGGTCTCGTTCACGGTCTCATCATTGGCGTTAGCCATGCGCGATTGCTCCTCGCGGATTTCAGCCCCATGCGTGGCGCCATGGGTAGCGCTTTCGTCTGACAGTATAACCCGTTACCTGCATTAGCCAAATCAGTCAAGCGGTTGAGGCTGCCCCTGTGGCGCGCCCTGCTCCGACATGAGTTCTGCCATGGCCTCGGCCACCAGGTTGCGCACTGTCTCCTCGATGGTGCCGGGGCCGGCCATCGCGGCCTGGGCCTCGATCTCGGCCATCTGCCGTTGCGCTTCCGCCATGTCGGCCTGGGCCTTGAGGGTATCGGCCTGCGCCTTGGCCTTGTCCGCCTCGGCGCCGGCCATGTCGGCCTCGGCCTGGGCGGTGTCGGCCTGGCTCTTGGCCATGGCGGCCTGCTGCTCGGGCGAGGGCTCGGGCGGCTGGATGCCGGCCTCCTCCATCTCGTCGGGCTCGAGCACCCCGGGCGGCAGGGCCTTCTTCAGGCGCTTGGCGATCTCCTGGCTGCCGGGCCAATCCATGTTCTTGGCGATCAGGTCGAGCACCACCTGGCCGGCCTGCGGTACCGCCTGCACGAACTGCATCAGGCTCTCGGCGGCCTCGAGGCGCTGGGTCTGGTACGACGGGCCCGCCTTCACGGTCACGTCGAACTTGCCGGCGGCGATGTCGTTGACCAGCACCTCCTTGCCGCTCTGCTCGTCCACCACGGTCTGGTTGATCTGCACCCAATCGCCCTCGCCATCCTCGAAGCGCAGGCGCAGCACGCGCTCGCTGTCGTAGATGCGCGGGATCAGCTCGATGAGGATCTGACCCACGCGGCGAATGGCGCGGGATAGGTTGTCGATGTAGGCGAATGTGCCGCGGTCGCCCTGGCGCTGTCGGGCGATGATGGCGCGGCCGGACTGCTCGTTGCCCTCGTTGCCGACGCTGGCGTCGTACAGGCCGATGGTCGCCTTCATCTCGTCGGTCGCGGAGAGCGCCAGCTGCAGCTCGGCGGCCGGCATGGTGGCGGGCTGCTCGCGGCGTGGCCGGTCGCCGCTGGGCACGGCGTTGTAGGGCAGGTAGCTGCGGTTGTCGCGGTTGGCGTTGGCCCAGATATGCTCGTAGCCCTCGAACGCCTCGGCGGGGCCGGTATAGGGGGCCTTGGGCGCCAGCGCCACGCGCTCGGTGGCGGCGGTCATCCAGAAGTTGTGCATCCGCTGGGCGTCCTTGGCGAAGCGGATCAGCCCCCGGTAGTAGGTCTTGTCGCCCAGGGTGATCTCCTTGCCCAGCACCGGCGCGACGGGAATGGTGGTGCCCGGCCAGTCGATCGGTCCCTCGAGGATCGAGTAGGCGGTGACCTTCATCCACTTGACCTTGTAGGTCTTCACCTTGCGGCGGCGGATCACGGTCACGCCGTAGTCGCGGGCCAGCTCATCGAGCACGTCCTTAATCTGGTCCTGCCACACGGTGCGGCCGTCACTCAGCAGCAGCAGCTCGCGGGTGGCCGGCTCGCGGTAGAAGTATTCCGCCACGCGCACCATCTCCTCGGTGGTCCACCAGGCGTAGGCGGTGCGGTCGGCGTCGGTCAGGTCGCCCAGGGCGGCGTCGGGATAGCGCTTGCGGAACTCGGCACGCTTCATCCGGTCGCCGATGAAGCACCAGTTGGCATCGGAGTAGTCGGGCTCGACCGCCTCGGGGTCCATCAGTACCGCGAATCGGTTGTGGATACTCTTGATGCACAGATCCTGCTCGAAGGCGTCGTCACTGCTGTACTTGGTCAGCACGCGCAGCCAGCCGAAGCCGCCTTCCACGGCATGCTGGAAGGCGGTGTCGTAGTGGGCCTCGGCGTTGCTGGTGTACTCGATGTTGCGGATCAGCGCCTCGTACACCTGGGCCAGGTCGTAGTCGTTGTTGCCGGCCACGTTGGGCACCTTGGTCGCATCGCTGGCGGCGTTGGCCTCCACCGGGTGAACGCTGACGGCCGGACGGTTCTGGCGCTGGTCGCCGAGCACTTGGTCGATGTACTGCGGCAGCTTGTTAAGGGTCAGGCAGGGGCGGCCCTCGTCCTCGCGCTCCTTGCGGATGGCCTCGGGCCACTGCTCGCCGGCGAGGAAGCGGATGTCCTCGTGGGCGGCGTCGTGGTTGTGCTGCCAGGCCTCCACGGCGTGGGCGGCACGCTCGCGGATCTCCTGCAGCACCGCCTGCTCGTCGTTGCCCCTGCGGGTCTGGATCGGTTCGTTGCCTGGCAGCATGTCGTTCTCCTCAGTCCTCGACCACGTTGCGCTCGGCGAATACCTGGGCGTTGCAGTGGTAAATGTCCTCGTCGTTCAGGTAGACGATGTAATCGCCCGGCTTGACGGGCTCGTAGGCCTTGAACTGCACCGGTTCGCCATCGACGCGGATGCGGTAGGTGGCCTCGCCAACCTTCTCGATGTGGTCGCCAAACTTGACCTCATAGGCGAGGCGGGTGATCGGCTTGCTCTGGTACTCGCGGAAGCTGCTCATGGTGTCGCTCTCCTATCAGGCGCCCATCCACCCCCCGGATGAAGGCGGCGGGCGTTTCGGTGTCTGCTTGTGGGTCGGGTCTTTGTAGTGCAGGCCCATCTGCTGGATGGCGTCGCAGTAGTTGGTCGCCCACTTGGGAATGATCTGATCCTTGAACACCTCGTTCTCCGGATCCCACTCGCGGCGCAGGGCCTTGAGGGCCTTCCAGCCGGTGCGCGCGGCCAGGTCGCCGCTGGCGCCGTGAATGTCGGTGTCGCAGCGGGTCTTGTCGATCCACACGCGCGGCAGGATGCGCTTGAGCGCGTCGATGCTGTCACGCTTGGACTTCACGCGCTCGACCATGGTGAAGGCAATGCCCATGCGCTTGGCGACCTTGACGCGATCCTCGCCGCTCATCAGGTCGCGCACAGCGATGTCATGCGGGGCGACGTGCTTCTCGAAGCGGATGCCGTACTTGTCGCGGAAGTCCTGCAGCCAGTTGATGTAGTGCTCCATCGACTCGTTGTTGTTGCCGTAGCAGGCGATCATGCGCAGCTCCTTGCGGTGCGGCTGCATCAGCCACACGCACATGTCGTCGTTGATCCCCAGGTCCCAGAAGGTGTAGACGGGCAGGGCCGGCTCGACGGGGATGCTGGTGAAGCGCCCCTCCTCGACCAGCAGCTCGAGCTCCTTCTTGTAGACCACGCCCTCGGCCAGGGCCTCGTCGGGGTCCTGCTGGTACTGGCTCGAGAACATGTAGGCGTCGGCTTGTTCCATGGCTAGCAGGGTCTCCGTGGGCTCCTTGTCGGGCCAGTAGCTGCAGCGCTTGCCCGCGAAGCCGGTGTCGGCGATGCAGGCCTGGCGCATCTCGTCGTCCAGGCCGTCCAGGTACTCGCGGTCGATGATGGCCGGCAGCTTGAACAGCGAGTAGTCGTCGGGTGACTTGTCGCTCATCAGGAAGTCGGTGCTGTCGCCCTTGCCGATGCGCTGCTGAACCATGACGATCGGCACGCCATCGTGAGCCAGGCGGGAGCGCACCACGCGGTTGAGGTTCTTGTTGGCCTTCTCCATGACGCGCGCGCTGCCCTGGTCCTTGGGCGGCATGGGGTCATCGAGGATCAGCGCCCCGGTGAAGCCGGGCGACATGTAGCCGGCGCGGCGGCCGGTGACCTGCCCGCCGGTGCTGGTGCCGTACATGCGGTGCGCGTTGCCGTTGGCGTCCAGGTACTTCCAGTCGCTCTTGCCCTTGGTGTCCTTGCTCTGCGCCATCGGCCACAGGCTCTGGAACTCCTCGCTGTCGATGATCTCGCGCACCCGGCTGCTGTTCTCGGTCACCAGGTCGTCGGAGTAGGACAGCGGCAGCCAGCGCGACGGGCGGCCCTCGGCGATGCACTTGACGATGCACCAGGCCGGCCAGTGCACGGACCATATCTCGGTCTTGGTGCTGCCCGGGGCGACGTTGACGATGCCCCGCTTGATCTCGCCACGGTAGACCGCCTCGGCCAGGCGGCACTCGTAGGTGTGGTGCCAGTTCTTGCGGAAATACTGGCCCTGCAGCAGCTGGAACCAGATACGGATGAACGCCTCGAAGCTGGCCTCGCTCATCGCCTTGATGGCGAGCTTCTCGGCGGGCCCCATGTCCTCCCACTTGAGGAGGCGGATCGGCTCGCCGCTGGGCATCACCTCGAGGCTACTCATAGGCGTTTCATCATCTCCTGCACGGCGGCGGCGATCTCCGGCGCGCTGACCTCGGCCTGCAGCTGCACCGGCTGGCCATCCTTGCCGGTCAGCTCGTGCTTGCTGGGTGCGTTCCAGCCCAGCATGTCGGACAGCTGCTTGATGGCGCCCTGCGGGTCGTGCATCTCCAGCTTGGGCCCGAACTTGGTGGCGGTGACGGACTTGATGGCCGCGGCGGCCTCGGGCGGGATCTCGTCGCTGTTCTTGATACGCCACTGCGTCTGGGTGACAGGGTTGCCGTCCTCGTCCTCTCCGACGGTCTCCTCGCGGAACTCGGCGATGTCGGTGATAGATACCCGGGCGGTCTTGGAAAGCCTCTCGAGCGCTTCCTCGCGCGTCATGATGCTGCTCTTGGCCTCGGCGGCCACCAGGGCGTCGTAGAAGTCGCGCACCCTAGCATCGCTTAGCATGCGCGACACAATCGCATCGGCGGCGTCATCTGTCTTGGCCTTGCCTC